TCATGCAGCTATAGCTTTATACTTTTGAGCCTGAACGTAATCACCCCACCACTGCATAAGTGCGACTCGTTCGATAAGATATTCGGCGCGGTTGTATGCTGCTACGATCTCGTCTTTCTTTGAATGAGCAAGTGCTGCTTCGAGAACTTCAACTCTGAACTTGCCGAATTCTTCTGCTGCTGTCCTCGCTATTGAGCGCATACCGTGGGCTACAAGCTCACCTCCGAATCCCATTCGAATGATAGCGGCATTGGCTGTCTGCTCATGCATATGGCTTAGAGGGGCCTTTATACTTGGGAAAATCCACTCTCTGTGCCCACTCACTGGTTTCATTGCTTCGAGGATACGCAAAGCTTGCCTGCTTATTGGAACTTTGTGAATTTTTCTCATTTTCATAAAATCTGCAGGAATGGTCCAAATGCCATTGGCTGTGTCAATGTCAGACCATCTCGCTTTTACGGCTTCACCCGGACGCACCCATGTTAATAATTGCCATTCAATCAGCAGCCGCGTCTCCAGTCGAACGGAAGCATTGCTTAATGTAGCCAGAAAGCGTGGCAATTCTGAAGGAGGTAGTGCTGGCATATTTTGCTTTTTAGGTTTTCTAAAGCGCTGTGCAAGGTTATCAGCAGGATTGAACTCAATCAGTTCCTCAGTTGCTGCCCACCGGAAAATTTCGTTTAGTCGGGAGATAATGCGCCTTAAGGTTTCAAGAACTCCACGCTGTTCAATTGGGTCTAGCTGTTGCTTCAAGAGTTTGGGGCGAATCTCTTTTATCGGAACATTACCCAAACCAGTGAAGACGTTACGTTCAAGGCTGCGCCAGATATCTGCTGCATGATCTTCTGAAATCCCTGAAGTTCTTTTCTTCTCTTCGAGCCATTTTCTTGCTACCACCTGCAATGTGTGTTCAGTGGCAGCTTTTAGTGCATTCGCTATATCGGCCTTATGGCTTTGCGGATCAATCTGCTGGGCGAGTAGGGCGAGGTACTGGTCTCTGAGAGAGCGAGCTTGCGCGAGGGTAAGGTGAGGGTAAGTACCCAAACTCATTTTCGTTCGTTTCTTAGTCACAGGAACCGCATACCTGAAGTACCAGTTTTTCTTGCCACCTTTCACGGTTGGCGATATGCGCAAAAACAAGCCGTCACCATCGAAGAGGTTCACTTCTTTCTCGCCAGGCTTGGTGCTTTTGATTTGAGTATCATTGAGTTTAGTGACGACTTTCGGCATGTTTGGACCCTCAGATTTTGGACCCATGGGCGTTGGGTCCAAAACAGGGTGTCATATGGCGTGGATTCTAGCAACTCTCGGTGGACTGCTATGGACACAAAAAAGCCCGCAGGGCTTGTGCCGTGCGGGCTTTCAGGACTTCAGCGGACAATTCTGGTATCGCCGCGAAAGAATTTTGGTGGAGCTGGCGGGAGTTGAACCCGCGTCCGAAATTACTACATACCTTCTGATGTTCTACGCAATCAATGACTTACGTGTAAGTGTTTGAAAAGGAATAGTATCGATTGGTATGCATTAGTATCAGTTAGTATCTTTTTATTTAGTCCGTCGCCAAATCGCCGCCATTTTGGCGAGACCATTTTAAGTTTGCAAGAGGGTTTTTTGTAATCGCATCTTCAAGATGTTCAGGTGCGAAGTGGGCATAAATCATGGTCATTTTTATGTCCGCGTGGCCGAGTATGTCTCTCAATACCAGAATGTTTCCGCCATTCATCATGAAGTGGCTGGCAAAAGTGTGGCGTAAAACGTGTGTGCATTGCCCTTCTGGCAGGTTGATGCGAGTACGCTCCATCGCCCGTTGGAACGCTTTTCGACATGGACTAAACAATTGCCCATTAGATTTGGGAATCTCGTTATAAAGTTCTTGGGAAATAGGGACAGACCTGTTTTTTTTAGTTTTAGTTTTAGTAAATGTCACCCGGTATTGCGTAACCTGCGAGCGATGCAAGGATTCTGCTTCATTCCAACGCGCACCAGTTGCAAGGCAGATTCTGGCAACAGTAAGTAAGTCTTTATTACCTGAATTTTCACACTCATTAAGAATTAATTTAATCTCCTCATTATTCAGGAATGCTAATTCTGTTTGAGCAATTTTAAATGTTGGTAGTCCGCTTAGTGGGTTTGGTGCATTCCAGTGACCTAGCTTTTTCAAAGTACCAAAGACAGAAGATAAATTAGCCTGCTCTAAGTTAACTGTTTTAGGTTTTACTGGTTTTAAAGGAATGCCGTCTGAATCGCGAATGTCACCAACTAAACGCTTTTCACGATAAGTTGTAAACATCCCAGAAGTAACATCCATCGCATATGGATCGCCTAACCCATCGCAAATTATCTTCAATTTGGCCATAAGCCTTTTAGGGTCAGAGAGAGTCTGACCATATAGCGAATGCCATAACTTTATTAAATCTGAAAGCCTACGATTATCCGCCTTCTCTCCGAGCCACGGCTTACTATTAACCTCATCCATTGTGAAGTTCTCGAACGCAACCGCTTCACCCTTGGTGGCAAATTGTTTTCGTACTCGCTTGCCGTCTCTGCCACTTGGGTAACATTCGCAAAGCCATTTTCCCGAAGGTAATTTCCTAATTGTCATTTCAAACCTTTTTAGAAACGCCAACCACTTTCGATAGGATTTTTATCTCATCAACACCGCAATCAAAATGAACGCCGCCACCAAGAACTCGAACCTTTTTTACGGGAATAAATGCTAACTCTCTAATGCTTACCTTATTTTCAATTTCTACAAGCCATTGGCCGTCACTAAGCTCTTCAATGGCTTTATCTAAAAAGTAAAAGTCGCCATTACTTCTCAAAACTAACGGGTCTCTCATTTCGACAGGCAGAAAAAGCTTATCAAAAGAGATTGAGCCAGATGGCTTAAGTTCGCCATTTATCAGAACATTGCTCGGTATAGAAACAATATCTGAAGTCAGTGGATTGCGTTTAAGACCTTGGCCAGATGTGAGCCATGCCAACGAAACACCTGTATCAAGTGCGCAGCGAATGATCAGCTCAGCAGGAAATGTATTTCTTTTTGTCCACGTTGAAAGCGTGTTAGGTGATAGTCCAACGTGCGCGCAAAGGTCATTTTTTATAAAGAAACCATAGGCTTCCATAACCCTATCAATTGCGTCAGACGTTTTCACACCCTGCGACAAGTCCAAATGAACCTCCAAAATAGTTTGACAGGGTTCGTATGGACGAATATAAATAGAGACGTCCAAATGAACCAGCTAGAGACCTTCCGGTGCAAACGGAGGTCAATAGAGACCAATAAATACTAAAAGATACGAATACGAACCAATCGACAGGAGATTTTGCACCATGAATGCACCTATTTCAATCAACATTCCTCGCGCTTGGGTGTACCCGCTTGAGTTTGCGTTTTTAGAGAAGTTGTCAATTCACACCGTCTACAAATGGAAAGAGCGCGGATTGGTTGAAATTTTCCCTAAAAAAATCCGTAAGGGCTGCAAACGTGCTGGCGGCAAAGTACAGATTAAGTATCTGAAATACAAAGAAGAGCAGATACGTTTAGCCTTGGGGCATTCCAATTTTGTAATCAATGTAACAGGCGAAGAAATCAAGGTGCCTGATGAATATCGCCTCGCAAAGCGCTGCACGATTCAATAATGCATAAGTTCGAGGGTGTGAGCATGTACGATTACAAAATATCCGCACGTAACTATCTAGATGACGCCTGTCGGCAGTTTTCACTGGCACACAACGTCACAGAACTGGCAAAAAAAGTTGGAATGCAACCGGCCACACTTCGCAACAAACTGAACCCGGACCAGTCGCACCAGCTGACATTACCTGAACTGCTGGCGATCATCGATCTCACTGAAGACCCAACCATTCTGGACGGTTTTCTGCGTCAGATTAATTGTCAGCCTTCTGTACCGGTTAACAACGCCAGACCTGAAAACATGCAGTTTTGTGCATTAACTGCTGTGGCCAACGTCGGGGTAATCGCTGGGGAAGCGGTTTCAACGGAAAAGATGCTGGTAAGTTCTGCTTTCTGGTGTCGTGCGTTTCGCGAGGCAGAAACCCACACGCAGCAGACAGAAGCAGTGAGCGCAATCCGCGCGATTTACTTTGCAGCTGGCTTCCTCGGAGCATCGCCCGTTGTGGCGCTTATCCGGTCATGGTGGAGCGTATCTTATGAATTGCATCTGTTGTCATCCCCTAACCAATCACAGATGCAGATGAAGTCCTTCCGTTCCTCAATTCTTAATTCGCTGCTTAAACGCTAATAACCCGCCGCACGATTTTCGGCTTTCCATCGGATAGCCGGGGATTCGTGCGCTCTTAATTGGAGAAAACGCCATGAGAATGACCCGTCAGGATTTAAAAAAAGAAGCGGCCGGCAGCACTGAATTGGTACAGGAGCTGTGCAAGCAGGCGCATGTTGAAGGTGGCAAAGATATGGCAACTAAGTTGTCTGGTCGCCTCGATCGTCTTGCTACGCACGCTGCAAATAAAGGGCTGTCTGCCGTTGAGATTGTTGAACTGATCCGGCAGGAAGCAGAAGCCATCGACGGCAAAGGCGGTGCGCTATGGCAATAAGAGAGCATCACCTGAAAATAGCGCCTTCGCATTTAAACGCGGTGATCGATGGAAGTAAAAAAGCGGAACTGCGAAAAAATGACCGTGATTTTAAAGTCGGGGATGTGCTGGCGCTGCTGGAATACGCTAATGATCGGTATACCGGGCGGGAGTGGGCAGCGGTTGTGACTCACGTCCTGCCTGCAGAAGTCGTGATACCAAATGTCAGTGAATATGTTGTGCTGTCAATCAAGCCTGTCAGTCCAGCGGATGCGCGCAGTTACATGTATTTCGGGGTGAGCTATGAGCATTAAGCCCCCACTGAAATGGGCCGGTAGTAAAACCCGCGTTATGCCTGAGCTACTGAAACACCTGCCCGCCGGTAAGCGACTCGTTGAGCCTTTCGCCGGTTCCTGCGCTGTGATGATGAACACGGACTATGACGCTTATCTGATCGCCGATGCGAATCATCAGCTGGTTAATGCGTATGTCATGATGGCGCACCATACAGATGCGCTTCTGACTGAGCTTGAAGCGCTGTTTGCTGCCGGAAGCGTTGGCAGTGAATCACAGCGCGGAGAGTTTTATTACTGTGTGCGCGCCCGTCTTAATCACGGTGGTTTATCGGCTGTAGAACTGGCTGCCAGCTTCCTTTATCTGAACCGCCACGGCTATAACGGGATGTGCCGTTATAACCTGCGTGGTGAATTTAACGTCCCATTTGGGAAATATAAAGCGCCTTACTTTCCTGTAAGCGAGGTGCGCGCTTTTGCTGCGAAGGCAAAACGTGCATCTTTCGTCTGTGCTGACTTCACTGAAACGCTGGGGCTGGTAGGTGCAGGCGATGTGATTTACTGCGATCCGCCTTATAACCCTGTATCAGGTAAGAGCAGCTTTACCAAATATCACTCTTCAGACTTTGATGCAGCCTGTCAGCAGCGACTGGCGGCAATGCTGGAAAACCTCGCTGACAAAGGCTTTCCTGTTGTTGCATCAAACAGTGATAGTTCTTTAACCCATACACACTATGGGTCTGGCCGTTTCAGTCTGCACAAAATTACCGTTGCCCGATCCGTTGGTGCAGCTACTGGCGGCGACAGTACCGCATCCGAAATCATTGCAGTGCTGGAGCCAGCGTGAATCTGGCTGAGTCCGTAAGCCTCAATGGTCAGTATCACGCCGTAAATAAAATGCGGCGTGAGTACTTTGCGCCTGGCGCACCGCAGGGCATCACTCACACAGAGCTTAAACTATGGCATTGTGATTCAACCGATCATGAGTGGCGTAGCCAGTACCTGCATAACATTCCGGATTACCTGTCCGGATATTTTGGCCAGCGATATGAAACGCTTTTAAAGTCACCTAAAAACGGTCGCCGCCGTGCCAATACGTTCTTACGCAATACTATCGGTAAGAGCGTATTGCCACGTCTGAAACTTGTTAACGCAGCATGGCAGCGTGATTACTCAACCGGCATGCCTTCACCTTTCAAAGACAGCCAGTTTGATCCGCTGACCTGTTCTGAACCGCTGCTGAATCTGCTGGCGTATGACCGGGATATTACCCGCTTCAACGGTGAGCCGCTTTCACTGTTCCGCAGGCGCGTAGCGTTTGCGTTTATTAACGCGCGTGATGCCGGGTCAGTGGCAGGGTTTATCAGTATTTTCGAGCGGCTGGGTATCGGGTATGTGGAGCTGGTTGAGCGCCAGCCCGGTATTGACTGGGACGTAATCCAGGTGCGCGTTTCAGACAGCCAGATTGCGGACAACGCGCAGCTGCTGCTTCAGATAATCCAGCAGTACGGCAGGACGTGCCGCCGTTATCAGTTTGAGGTGATCACCTCGCAGCCGTTCGCCATCCGTGCAGGCTGGGACCAGGGTGAATATGTGGTTTACCCGGCGCGCATCGCCGGGGCGGACGTGGCCAGCGCGACGTTCAGCGCAGGAATTTAAGGGAAAATTATGTCACAGACAGTTATCACGACAGCATTTGAGCAGTGGAAAGCGCGCCAGGCGGAAACCGGCGAGCCGGTATTACTGGATGAATTTATTTTTGCGAACGTGCCGGGCCTCGATCCGGCTAAGCCGGTAGACCGCAGCGAGGGCATCCCGCCGCAGGCACAGATAGTTCACCGTCAGGCGGTCACGCGCAAGGGCGTGGTTAATCAGAATGCGGTGGTGCATTCAGTGGTACTGGGCGCGGACACGGGCGATTTTACGTTTAACTGGATTGGCCTGATTAACAGCGCAACCGGCACGCTGGCCATGATCGTACATGCCCCGGCACAGCAGAAGCTGAAAACCCGCGAGGGCCAGCAGGGTAACGTTCTGACACGTTCATTCCTGATGGAGTACAGCGGCGCACAGCAGGAAACGGGTATCAGTACGCCAGCGGAAACATGGCAGATTGATTTCACCGCGCGCATGGGCGCAATGGATGAGCGCCAGCGGCTGGAAAACACCGATATCTATGGCCCGGCTGCGTTTTTTGGTGATGGCTGGCTGGTCGGTAAAAGCGGCACGCAGTATTACGTCACACATGGCGCGGGATACGTGGGCGGCCTGCGTGCGCAGCTGGACGCTGACCAGAATATTAAGGTCGGTGTGAAGCCGGTAAAAGTGTGGCTGGACGTGTGCTTTACCGGGACGCTGGCCAGCGTCTGGGGCGTGCAGAGCAAAATCACAGTGGCGGCTGATCTTGCTGACTATGAGCTGGACGGCGTGAAGCATTACGTGTCAGCGCTGGCGGGCATCGACGCTGCCGGCAACATTACCGATTTGCGGCCAAAAGGCAGCCTGAACGAACAGGCAGCCAGCAATGCCCTGGCTGCGCATGAGAAATCACGAAACCATCCTGATGCAACCCTTGAGGAAAAGGGTTTTGTAAAACTGTTCAGTGGAACGGACAGCGACAGCGAAAAACTGGCCGCCACGCCAAAAGCCGTTAAAGCAGCGATGGACAACGCAAACGGGCGTTACTCTCAGAAGGGGGGCGTGCTGGATGGTTCGCTTGAGGCAAGAGGGGATGTATTAGCCATATCAGCGAATGTTATAGCGCGTGCTGAACCGGGAAATACCTATGGGGAAACGCGTGAGCTGGTCAGCAGGGAAACGACGGTCAAAGCCACTGACAGAACGACTGTGATCGGCACGGCGTCCCTGATGGCCGGGGCAATCCAGCACGTGACGACCGGCAATTACAGCATGGCCGCACAGCAGAGCCAGCTGATTACAGTGGGTGGTAATGCGGAAACGGATGTCACCGGCAGCGCGGCGATTAAAGTCGGTCAGGCACTGACTGAAAAAATTGGCCAGCTGCGCCAGAGCATTGCCGGAACGCGTCAGGAAATTATCGCGCCGGTTGTGTGGATTGGTTCAGAGAAGATTAACGTGGCCCAGCTGATGCTCGATACCGTGGCGCTTGTTCAGCAGCTGGCTGACCAGCTGGCCAGCCATACGCACCCGTCAACCGGGCAGCCCACGAACAGCAGCGATATCGCACAGAGCAGCCAGCAGGCCGCCGCGCTCAGTACGAAATATTCACCCGTCATCGGCAAGTAAGCCAGCACACTGACCCGCTATCGCAGCGGGTTTTTTATTGCCCGTCACCAGCACGCCTCAGACGCACGATGCGCCACGCAAAGGCGCGCCCATCACGCACGACAACCATAAACAGATCATCCGCACAGCGCGGCACTGGCTGCGCGTCAGCACGGCAAAATAATCGTCCGGCAGACAAAATCGGCGCTACACCGCACCCGCCTGCAGGTTTTGCATCATAAAAATTTTTCAGTTTTGTTTTTCTACAAACCGATGCGCCAGAGCGCGCCGCTGCTGGCTTTCTGCCGAAGTTCGCCAGCTGAAAAGAATGAAAAGAATTTCAGTGGTTTTCAGTTTTAAGGATCTGAAATGGATCTCTCATAGTTATCATGTGATTGAAATTAAAAGATATTATATTTTTTGGTCGCCTGCTGGATCTCAAGCGGATCTCAATAAGGTGTAAGTAACTAATCAACAACCTCAGACAGGACAAGGGTTGCGGAGGTTTGAAGACATTTTGTAAAACTGAAAAACTTAGTAAGCTATATACTGTTTTTATGTACAGTATGTTTGTTGGCAAGAGGGCGACAAAATGCGACGTTTTTCACTCAATGGCGCGCTATTTATGTTCATGGAGCGTGGAGAAAAGCTGACTGACGATGCGATCTGGAATGACCGCTGGGGACCGGGTAGCAGATACGTTCTATGGCCACGCGGCGAATTTTGGGATGTTAGATTCAAGCATGTAAAAAATAACAAACTGGAATGGCTTCCTGTGGCAGACAAGCCATTTGCAAACGAGAATGAAGCTTGGCAGGCCGCTTATGCTGACTGGGAGCACAAACTTAAACGGCTAGAATCGTATAAATGATATTTATTTTGATGAAAATAATGAATTGTCGCGTAATGATTTTGGCGGCTGGAAAGAGTTAACCATAAAAATTAAAAAATTTTGTTTGCGTTATAATTCTCAATGCGTTTAATTACAAAATGAAAGCGACAATATGTTACTTTCATTTTGTAAACCATTTACCTATTTTGGGATATGAGGCTCAATCATAAACCCAAGGATCTTGTTTACGTTGAGCCGAAAACTTCAAAACTTCTAGCACATCATCGAATAGCGCAGCAGCCCTATTTAATTGAGCTTTTATTAGCTTAAGTTCTTCATGTTTTTTTTGAGGCTGGAGCTTTTCAATATGTGCATCATCAAGATGGTTAAATTGTGAAACAAACACTTGTTCTTCTTCATCATATGGATGCAAGTGAAGTCTATGAATAATTAAATTCCTTCTTTCCAATAACCATCCCAGATCATCTTGCTTAGCGTGTCTTTGGAAATTTATAATTCTTATCCAACTATTGCTAGTACGAAGTTCATTGTTCATTGGAATTACATTGTTTTTGATTCTGTCAATTACAGACTTGAAGCCATCGTGCTCAAATTTTCTTATATTAAAATAAGCAAATGCCAAAATTTGGCCTAACCGATCCCAAAATGAAGAAATCCTAACAATGGCAATCTCGGCTTTTTCCCAAAAAGCTTTTTCTACATAATCTAAACTTAACTTTCTATTTTCTTCAGAAAGTTCGCTAAACGGTACGACGATAGGATTATCATAAATCATCCTGTATCCCGCATGATACATATCTAATCTTAATACAGCATTGCGAGCTAAATCAAAAACATCAAAAGCTTCACGCATTATTGCAGAAGGATAATTATCCACAACAGGAGGTTTAGCTCCGTCTTGGATGATAAATCTTTCTGGCGGGCCGCCTAAGTGTTCAACAATATTACTTACTTTGTGGTCAAATTCTCCAGTATCGTTATCTGGCCATAATCTTCCTAGTTTGATCGTCATAAGATGATCGTAATTCAAAAGTATAAAAGGTTCTCTAGCTGCTTGATAAATCAAGTCAGTGAGTGGTTGTTTATACTCTGCACTATCGTTATCAGCCAT